AATTGCTAAGGTGGCTATGGAAGGTATGGGCGTACGTGAATCTGATGCAGACCAAACAGAAAGGATGCTACAGAATAGTTCCGCAGCATCCCAGTCAGTTCAAGGTATGTATGGGACTACTAATCCCTAACTAATATCAACAACATCCATGTTATCAGTGCGCTGTGCCATTTTACTAGCGGCATAGCGCATTTTTTGTGCCGCCTCTTTGATAAAGTCGCGGCTATCACTACTAATTTTATAGTCATTGCTGGCTAGCACAGGCACAGCATGCTGTTCAATCATGTCATCAGACAGCTCATCCCATGTGTACTCACTGAATGAAGTCTCAGCTTCTTCACCGGATATAGTTACGCCTATACCTTGTTTGGTAATACTCAAGTGTACATCCAGCTCACTGTGTATTGATAGCGTCTTCATTGATGCCATTTTCGTTTTCCTTAAATGCTTTAATTACGTCAGATGAAAATAGCTTTTGTATATTCAGAAGATACATCTGAGAGGCGTAGTTGTCGCCGCCCTTAACTGTTTTCTTGTAATCAAGGTTAGCGATAATTCTTTTTAGTGAGTCGGTGCTAAACACAAGTGTAGCAAACGTATCATCACCGATGCAAAGATTGTGGAACCAGTAATCAGCTTCTGTGGCAGCGATACCACTTGGCTTGCCGTACGATTGATACTCAATAGCAATGTTGCCGGTACGTGCCCACATATCCCTTTCTGATTTCACTTCAATCTTTTTATTCTGAAGCATGTCAGCGATACGCTGTTCACGAACTTTACCGTATTGCAAATCTAAATCAAACTTTTTACGGTCTTTTTTTACTGGTTCCAAATTTTCCATTATTTTTTGCTTTTCTCGGGTTCTGGTTTAGTTTCTTTTACAGAAGCTACCAGCATATCACTAAATGCTTTTTGTGCTACATTTAGTTGGTCAAGGTCAAACCTAGCTTGCGCAATCTTGTTGTTCAACGAAGCAACATGATTAACCATAGCTTTTTGGTTATCTTCTAGCTCTTCAAAATTGTATTCATTACCATCAATGGTAATCATTTGGGCGTCATCTGACATTTAAGTCTCCTAAAACAGTTCTAGTTGTCCATGCACTAAATCATCTAGTGCTGGTGGTTGGTAGTTTGGCCCCTTCATGACTTTACCATCGTCATTCTTAAGAGCCTTGCCATCAACCATTTTACTCATGTTTGATTCGTGTATCCTATCAAAAGCTCTAGAAATAGGCAAGCCAAAAGTTACGGCAAAGCCTGATGCAACATACATTACATCACCTAATTCTTTCAGCAGATTTACACGTACTTGATGTGAAACTGTGGCAGTTTCTTCAAGTTCTTTAACAGCTGTCAAGACTTCATCACGTAGTTCTTTTACTTCTTCATCAATAAAAGACATACGTAGCATAAGCTGTTTACTTGACAGTTCCGTATTTATGGGCTGTTCCATGGCTTTTTGAAAGCGGCGGACTTGATTTTCTCTTCCATTCATTGTGCTTGAACCTTTTTTAAGTTTTGGAAATAGCTAAGATTGTAGCCTCGCTGCCATTCCTTACCCCGAAAAGAATCCATTGAATACGGATTAGCGGGTATGTGGTAGTATTTACCACATTTTTCTGCCGCACTGAAGGACTTACGCCCTTCATGATAAAACCTGTCCACTGCTTTGTTATTAGTCATGGTATCCTCACCCTGCTGAAATGTCTACAATTTCACACACACCTGCGGTACACGCTAATTCACGTCCACCTGATGTAGTATCTTCTTTTTCAAAGTCCTGTAGCTTAGACCAGTCTACCTTTTTTGGCATCTTAGTCAAGAACTCTTTGTATTGTACTTCATCAATGTCTTGATAAGGTGCTTGCTGATACGTGTGCTCACTGAATGGTAGGAAGCTGATACCGCTAACCTCATCAAAGTGTTCGTAGACCCACGCACCAACGTCCATCCATTCCGATTCCTTAACCGAAATTGTTACGCTAGGCTTATGTTCGCACCAGTGGCGCTGATATGTAAGCCACAGTTCAAGCTGTTCAATAGCAGTCATTTGAGTACGTGTTACCGCACCTTGTGGTGACTTCATTGGGAAACTAAACACTGTGGTGCTATCGGGCTTCATTACGTCAGGCTCTGCAGGAATACCCTCAGACACTAGAAACTGTGTGAGCGGGTCTTTGTTGTCGCCGCGTACAGTACGAATGTAATAAGGATTATGCCGTGCATGGATGCCGCTGGCAGCGTCAGTAAGTTGGGACACAGTGCCACTAGGCTTTACGCATGTTACAGCAGTAGACTGAGGAATCTGAAGCTTAGTAGAAAACTCCTTGTTAGTCTGTACAGAAACATCACGTAACATTTCAAGCAGGGTTTCTAGCTTATTACCAGCAGTAGCAGTTAATGTGCTATCCATAATTCCTGTAAGTGAAACGCCAAGCAATCTTTCTTCCTCAGTATTTTTCTTCCATACGTGACGAAGGTACTTAAAGTTAGTTAATGTAGACTGGAATGTACCAAGTATGGTTGCAAGACGTACTTTGTTCTTCAGCACATCAATTGTATCATTCTCACGTACAACTACTTCTGACAAATTGCAAAACTGATACGGGCGTAATATAATCTCACTGCACGGATTACACCCAAAGTCATGGTCTGTATCACGTCTACCATTCTTAGCCGCTTGCTTGATTGCTGATTGTCTGTTGAAGATGCCACGCTCACCTGACTTGCTGTCATACAATGACAACCACTCACGCATAAATGTGCCCATCTCAGGCTTTTGCTTGTAGGCTACGGAGTTATTAGCTAGCGCACGTTGGCCTTCATTCTCCCACCACTGGCCTGACTTAGCGTGTGCCATCTGGTCATCATTGAGATTAGACAATGAAATCAATGCACTGCGGCGTACACCACCTACGACTACCACTTCACCAATCTTACACATGATGTCATGACACTCAATTGGGTATAGCCGGCGCCCTGCGGCACCTTTAAACTTCTGTACAACGAACTCAAACAGCTCCACCAATGGCTGTGGGCCTGATGCCCTGCCACCAAATGTCTTAAGCCTAGCACCAGCAGGACGCACATCAGACACGTCCCACTTAGGAACTTGGCCTGTGTACAGCATAGCAATCAGTTCTTTGAGGGACTTTGCCCATCCAGGCCGACTGTCGCCAACTTTAATTATAGTATCGGTTTCATGAAATTCTTCCGCTACCATGGGTAGCTTTTCGATACAGTGGCGTTCAACAGAGAAGCCTACCCCTGTACCGCACATAAGAATGTACATGGTCTCGTCAAACGCACGAGGGCTATCAACAGGTACGTATGAACAGTTGTATCCACCTACGTGGCAGCGGTCTAGTGCTGGCCCTGCAGTCATCAACGCTCTCATGCTAGGCATGATTGCCTGACTTAGCACGGACTCTTCTAATTCTTTCCTCAGTGCAGGTTGAAGCTTATAGCCATATTTATGATGCAGATGGTCAGCCATATAATCAAAATATCTGGATACAGTTTCACTCCAAGTCTCCCGACGTTGTTCATCTTCCTTCCACCTCGCGTAACGAGATAGGGCAATAAAATTCTGATAATCTGTAGGTAATTGGTTATTCATGTGTCATCCTCACGCTAATTTTAGCAGGTTTGATACCTTCAACATCAAACAATAAATCTTCTATGTATTCTCTTACAGTATCCGAAATTTCATCAACGTCAGCGTTAAATTCATCTAAATCAATAGAAGCAGATATTGTAATGCTAGCTCTTATCTTCCTGCTCATTTTCTAGTTCCAAAATTAAACGGTCTAAGTAAAACCGCGCTTTCCGCAAGTCCTCTACAGACTTGCCCTTGTAGCGTTCCCGCCACGTGTATTTGAGAGTATTACCTTTGCAATACCCTCTGAATTCTTCTGCAGTTAAAGCAGCTTTGATAGCTTCAATACACTCAATCCCATTCTTTTTGTAATGGGGTGGGTGGTTAACCATATCAACATTGTGCGCTTCTTTCATAGCTTTTTTCATAAAATCTTCGTGTCTCATACCTAGCCTCAATCACAGGAATCTAAACGGGATACATAAGCAATATACTTACCATCTTCTAGGTCTGTTTTAATAACCTTAGTATCATATCCTATAGATGGGTAAGAGTTGTGATACCTATCTATGTCTTCTTGTAATTCTGCGGAACTGTCTGCTTCTAGTCTAATTCTAACGTCTTTTGGCATTTTCTACTACCTTTATTGATTCAGCAATTTGTTGTGCAATTTGAGGAACGATGGCGTTCCCTAGTCCTTTAAGTCTGTCCACCCTTTTGGGTATCCCATTAGCCACTCTACCCACATTGGGTTCAGTTGTCCACCAGTTTTGTTTTGGTTGTCTGTGTGTTGCACTGCTACATCCAGTGTGTCCCACGACACCTTGCCGTTGCGTATCCTGCCCCCCTGATAGCCGCCCTTGTGGTCTCTGGTTGTTGGTGTCGGCCACATCCGTACTTGGTCTGCTAGATTCGCCCCGAACTTCAAGTCTGGATTCGTTAGGCTGATTCTCCGACCCTTCTCGTCCAGCTGGCGTGGGCCGCCCGTCCCATCCGTTGTCCTCGGCGTTGCCCACATCTTCACGTATTCTGGATTCACCTGTTCCCGTAAATTGCTGGGGCGCTTCCTGCCCTTTCTGTGACCCTCTTTCATTCTCTCCATGCTCTCCTTGGAGCGCAGTGGTAGATGGTCCATTGTGTTCGGTGTAGCCCACAATCCAGACTCTATCTCGCTTATGGGGTGCGCCGATGCCGCTAGCTGGAACAATAAACGTCCTTGTGGCGTAGCCTTCGGTTTCCAAGTCAAGGAGCACAGCGTCGAGTCCCAAGCTGATGTGACCATAAACGTTTTCGAAAACAACCCAAGAGGGTCTTTTGGATGCAACAATTTTGCGGATGTGCGGCCAGATGTGGCGTGGGTCTTCTTTGCCTTTACGGTTTCCCGCTTGGGAGAAGGGCTGACAGGGGTATCCTGCTGTGAGGATGTCGCAATCTGGAACAAGTCTTTCTGGGTCATTAGCTAATTCCTTTACATCTGATTTAATGGGAACGTTAGTCCAGTGTTTCTTTAATATGTTTCTGCACCACTCCTCTATATCACAGAACATTACTGGGGTTGATAATCCAGCCCACTCAAAACCAAGAGCAAAGCCACCGATACCACTACATAAATCTACGTGCCTCACTTAATAACTCCTAATACCCAATTTTCAGCACAATCTTCAGCATACTGCTCAGTATGCCCCTTAATATTTCTTTCTTCTATTATAGCACCATCCTGCATCATATACACAGTGAAGCTACCATCCTTCTCTCGAAAAACGGCAGCTTTACGATAAGATGCTAAGCCTCTACTGCAATCATCTTCGCTATAAAATTCATGTAATAAAGCCATTGCACTCCTCACATTAGTGATGTGTAAGAGCTACATTTTCATCACCAGCATAGCTCTCTTCACCAAGTTCTAGCACTGCTTCTGTGTCTATTGTGGCTTGGAATGCCATGCCACGAGTTAGCAGTGTATAAAAAATTAAATCTTCATCACTCATACTTTTTAAGGGGTGGTGATATATTTCAATTCCGAATCCGTCATTATCGTCTTCGTGTCGTACAACAACAGCAGAATCGCCAGGATTTAGGTCTATGGGGTTTTTTTCTGACATGCGGCTACCTTTATAAAATGCTCTGCATCTACAACAGCAAGAGGCTTTTTGTGGTTCATTTTTACAATCAACAAAGGTTCTCCACCGGAGTCATGGCTAATTGCCTGTTCGTAATAATTATAGAGCGTAGTCATACGCTCCGTATTCTTACACTCTATGTCGTAAGGAAACTGTACATATGCGGCAGTTGACATCTGCACATCAACACCATTAACTCCCATTGGGGTAGACCGGACATCCAGAGAAGTCACTTTCTTTAAAATACTGAGCAACTGCTCGGCTACCCAGTTTTGCAATTTACGACCCTTTGCTTTCGCTGACCTCACCGACATCCGTTTTTTCGGCACGGACTTCGTTGATGCTTTTCGCTGAGAAGGCGCAGACTTGGCCTTCACAGTAGAGCGTGGGGAAGGGGATGCCTTCTTTGAGCTCTGTGATGAAGTCGTAGGCTTCCGCTTCAGTCGTTTTAAAGATTTTTGCTGACGCAGTACCATCAGGTGTCCTGTATTGTATTGTCATGATTACGCCAGTAGTCTGTGATGTGTGTGTACCAGACGAACTTGGGGTTTTTGGATTTGCTTGGTAGTTGTTTTCTGAATTCCAA